GAAATCACAATTAAAAGTTGTGGAAAATGAACTTGTAGAATTGGAAAAACTCACATCAAAAGGATTTGGAAAGAAATGAAACCAATTAAAGCAAAAGACCTTCTTGAATTGGATAAAGAAATGAAAGTTGTGATGCTCAATCAAACACAACTTCCACAGACTCTTGTTTGGCAAGGAGGTAAAAATGATTACTCAGAAGAACCTATTCATACTAAGTGTCCACCAAATGAAAAAGAGTGTGGTAAATGGGTTATTGAGCAACTACTTGCAAATGAACGTGGGCACTGGGGTCCATTGGAGCATCCTGCGATTACTTTGGACTGCGTTGGATTTGTTCATAATGTAATGGTTCAGGCACGAACTCATCGGGTTGGTGTAAGTTTTGATGTTCAATCTCAACGTTATACTGGTCGTCGTGTTCTAAAAGTTGCCAAGGGTGAACTGAAACCCCAGGAAGTTTATTATGTGCGTCCTCCTGGTCTTTATTTAGACCGCAAGGCACATAAGTATGAATGGACTATGGAAGATTACGAAAGGCAGTTAAAGTTCTGTCTGTCGGCATCTGAGAGATATGCAGAGGGTTATGAGAATCGTGGTATGGCAGAAGAACATCTTCGTGATTATCTTCCTCAAAATATTCGTCAGAACTTTGTAGTCTCATTCTCTCTTCGTGCTGTGCTACACTTTCTCGATCTTCGTGCAAAGTTGGACGCACAGGTAGAAATTCAGGCACTTTGTGAGGCAATGGTCCCTATCATTAAAGAATGGGTTCCTGAGATTTTTAGTTACTATGAAGAGAAGCGTCTTCATAAAGCACGTTTGAGTCCTTAATCTAAATAACCATACACATTATTAAAATTTATGGCAATATATCCCATTATTCATAAAGAAACAGGTGAAACGAAAGTTATTGAAATGAGTGTCAATGATATTATGCAGTGGTATAAAGACAACCCTGAATGGCAGAGAGATTGGTCTCAGGGTTGTGCCTCACCAGGAGAAGTTGGTGATTTATTAAGTAGACACGTTAGAAGAAACCCTGGATGGAATGATGTCCTTCACAAGGTTTCGAAAGTTCCAGGTGCAAATGTAAAACCAATTTAACTATGGCAAGAAAAAGAAGAAGCAATGACAATCATCCAATTGGTATTGGGATGACTGCAAAACAAATGAAAAAAAGAAAACCAATTAGTGCTGACTATTTGGTTGATGTTGAACCCCTTACAGAAAATCAAAAGAAACTTTTTGCAGCATATGAAGAAGGTAAGCATTTAGTTGCCTATGGTGCTGCTGGCACAGGTAAAACGTTTATTACTCTTTATAATGCACTTAGAGATGTATTAGACGAGACAACACCATACGAACAAATTTATGTTGTTCGTTCTCTTGTAGCAACTCGTGAAATTGGTTTTCTTCCAGGAGACCACGATGATAAGTCTGCTCTTTATCAAATTCCTTATAAGAATATGGTAAAGTATATGTTCCAGATGCCAAGTGATGCAGACTTTGAGATGCTTTATGGTAATCTCAAATCTCAAGAAACTGTAAAGTTTTGGAGCACCTCATTTATTCGTGGCACAACTCTTGATAATTCAATTATCATTGTTGATGAATATCAAAATCTTAATTTTCACGAATTGGATTCCATCATCACTCGTGTTGGTGAAAATAGTAGAATTTGTTTCTGTGGAGATGCAACTCAAACTGATTTAGTAAAGTCAAATGAAAAAAATGGTATTGTTGACTTTATGAATATTTTAAGAAAGATGGATTCATTTGACTTAGTTGAATTTGGTATTGATGATATTGTTCGTTCTGGACTTGTAAAAGAGTATATCACTGCAAAATTGGAACTTGGATTGTGATGTTTAATTTCATTGATATTGAACTTCCTCAACTTGAGAGGGAGACTATTGATGGAGTTCGTTATTATAAAATTCCTGATAATGGTGAATTGCTTCGTTTTGCTTCAATTACATCTGTGACCAGTCATAAGAACCGTCAGTTCTTTGCTGATTGGAGAAACAAAGTAGGAGAAGAAACCGCAAATAAAATCACAAAGCAAGCAACTAGTCGTGGAACTGATATGCATACTCTTTCCGAAATGTATTTGAAGAATGAGAGTTTGCCCTCTGACGTTCTTCCAATTTCACAAATGTTATTTGGAATTGCGAAACCTTATTTAAATAAGATAAATAATATTCACGCACTTGAAAATTCTTTGTATAGTAAGGTTTTAGGTGTTGCGGGAACGGTTGATTGTATTGCAGAATACGATGGGGAATTAGCAGTTATTGACTTTAAGACCTCGAAAAAACCAAAACCAAAAGATTGGATTGAACACTATTTCGTTCAATGTGCTGCTTATGCTTGTATGTTATATGAACTTACTGGTATAATGGTAAAGAAATTTGTAATCATTATGGCTTGTGAAAATGGAGAATGCGAAATTTATGAAGAATACGACAAAGGAAAGTACATTAAGTTACTCACCGAATATATTAGAGAATTTGTTAGAGATAAACTTCAGCAGTATGAATGATAAACTCAAGGAAGAATTAAATAACAAATTTCTATGTCCTCAAAAGTTTGCTCAGGACATAGAACATATTGTTAAAGAATCTAAAATCAATTATATTGATGCAATCGTCACATATTGTGAAGAAAATAACATTGAAATTGATACTATATCTAAATTAGTTTCTAAACCATTGAAAGAGAAACTTAAAAATGATGCGACCGAATTAAATTTTTTGAAGAAAACTACTCGTGCTAAATTGCCATTGTGACTCCTTTTGATGTATATAAAACTTACTTAGCATTCAAAAATCATTTTACAAAAGAAAATTACGATTACTTTAAGTATTGTGGAAAGTCCAGAGCATCTCTGGACTCTTTTCATAAGAGAAAGGATAGATATTTCTTTGAACGAACTTCCAGACAGAAAAATGATGATGAAATCAAAGCATATTTTGTAGCAAATTTTGCTGAATGTAATGACACACAATCTTTATGGATTGGTGAAATTATCGAAAATGGAGAACAAATTTATACAAATTGGTTAAAGAAATCCCAAAGTCTTTTTTACTTATTCAAAACAGAAGCAGAAGTCTTTATTCATAAAGATAGTTTTGAAAAACTGTTTGAGATAAAAAATAATCAACATCCAGAAATTCTCAAAAAGTATTTTCAAAAGGCAATCAGTTTGGAAACGATGGTGATATTGGATATGATATTGGGTTATGTAAAAAAGTTTGATAAGAAATTAACAGACCCAGTGTGGGAAACCGTCAGTCTAAGAATTCGAAAATATCAACCATTCCTAAATATTGATATAGCAAAGTATAAAGAAGTCCTCAAGGAGATTGTTTTATGAGCAGATTTTTTGATTCAGAACAGGTCAGAGAATCTTTATTTGAACTTGATGAACTTCAACATAAACTTTTCAATGAATTATTGGAACTTCCTTTTTCTGGTTCGGATAAAAAAAGGGAACATCTAGAAACAATGAAGAATTTTTTAGAAAAACAAAAAGTCTTTATTTTTAGATTATCTCTATCCAATGATCCAGAAGCAATAGAAATGAAGAATCGAATTCTTGATTCCGCTAAAATGTTTGGATTGGAATCGGGAGACAATATCAATACGTTCTTTGCGAAAATGGAAGAGTCGATCGAAAACCTCGAAAAGACCCTTGACGACTGACCTCATACCTGCTATACTTAATACGTACAATACTTCCAATACTACTAATACGGAGAATACGAATGTCTTTTGCTGATCTTAAAAAGCAATCTAAGATGGGTTCTTTGACCGAGAAACTCATCAAACAAGTTGAGAAACTCAACGATGGTGGTTCCAAAGATGATGATCGTTTTTGGAAACCTGTAATGGATAAAGGTGGAACTGGTTCTGCTGTAATCCGTTTTCTTCCTGCTCCCGAAGGTTGTGATTTGCCTTGGGCTCAGGTTTGGTCTCACGCATTTCAAGGTCCTGGTGGTTGGTTGATTGATAATTGCCTCACCACTTTGGGTCAAAACTGTCCTGTATGTGAAAAGAACCGTGTTCTTTGGAACTCTGGTTCTGATCGTGATAAAGAAGAAGCACGTAAACAAAAACGTAAACTTTCTTATTTCGCAAACATTTATGTTGTAAAAGATCCTGCGAATCCTGCAAATGAAGGACGAGTGTTCCTTTATAAGTTTGGTAAGAAAATCTTTGATAAGATTATGGCTTCGATGCAACCTGAGTTTGATGATGAAGAACCAATTAATCCCTTTGATTTTTGGAAGGGTGCTAACTTCAAACTGAAACTAGTGAAGAAAGATGGTTATTGGAACTATGATAAATCTGAATTCGCACCATCTTCTGCTCTTCTTGATGACGATGATGAACTGGAAACAATCTATAAGTCACTCAACAACTTGAATGACTTTGTTGCTCCAGGTGAGTTCAAGTCTTATGAAGATTTGAAGAAACGTCTTGATTATACTCTTGGTCTCAAAGGAACTCCAAAGTTCCAAGACCCCGAGACGATTGATGAAGAAGAAGAAGTTGAAGTTTCACGTCCTGCGAAAGAAACCACTTCAGTTCGTTCTTCTGTTTCTACTGATGACGAGGAGGATGGGGATGATACACTTGCATATTTTGCGCGTTTAGCAGCAGACTGATTTCAAAATCAACTTTTAAATCCATTTTACCCCCGAAAAAAATCGGGGGTATTTTTTTGTCTGTAGGGTTCACACCCCAGTAA